CCCGCCTAAGCGTAAGAAAGGGCCGAAAACCGGCGTTGAAAAGACTATAACCGACAGGAAAAAGGCGGCGGCACGGGCTAAGCGGGTTCAAAAACATTATAGACAGCGGCTAGAGATTAATGAGGAATTCAATAAGGAAATGGACGGACGTCATATACCCCATGAGGTAGAAGACGCAATAGACGCACACGTCCTTAGCGCGCAAGAGATTATTAAGATCTGGGAAGACCTGACGGGCGAAAAGCTAGGGCCTAGACGCAAAAAGTATGTGGTCGCCAACTTCTTCGCAAGCCAATTGCATAGCGATAAGGCCCCGGGCGCTAATGAATACAGCGACGCCGTAGCTGAAATGATATTCGCGCGTATGTGTGAGGGCGAAAGCCTTAACCACATATGTAAAGACCCGTACATGCCTAATATCACGCGGTTTTTCGACTGGATTAATGAAGACCCTGTTTTATCCAAAAAGTACACACAAGCACAGCAAGTCATGGGGCAAATGGCGGTGCTAAAGGCGGTTGAAGTCAGCGCAAGGGCACGCATGGGCGTCACGCTAACGCATAGGGCGGACGGAACCGTTGATATCGTCACCGCTGATATGGTCGCGCGCTCGCGCCTACACGCCGATACGCTTAAATGGTACGCAAGCAAAGTCCTGCCTATGTTCAGTAGCGAGGGCGGGTCCGTACAGCGTCAGAACGCCGTAGGCGATAGTAGCGTTGCCGGGGGCGGAAACCGCGTGATTACAGTCACAGGCGGATTACCGCGTAAGCCCCTAGGCGAATTGCCGCCGGAACTACGCGAGGCCGCTGTGGCACTAGCCGCTGAAACACGCACGATAACGCGTGAACAGATAGAAAACCCGTTCGGCCTTGATATCGCCGCGATTGAAGCACAAGACGCCATAGACGACGGCGAAACCGCCGGGCCGTCTAATGACCCCGCCGACTATGATAAAAACGCAGACATAGACGGGGACGCCTAAATGTTAATGTTATCCGCGCCCGCACACGTAACCCTGCCTGTAATGCACAGGGGACAGCGTGACGCCTTCTACGCGCGTACCCGCTATCAGGCAATGCGCTGCGGTCGCCGCTGGGGCAAAACCGATTATTCCAAGATATTAACGGGCGACCGTATCATTCAAGGCCAGAACGTAGGCATATTCGTGCCGACGTATAAAACCATGAGTGAAACCTATAACGAGATCACGGAAATCCTAGACCCGATTAAGGAGTCTAGTAGTCGGGGCACCTTCGAATTCCGGGCGACAACAGGCGGCAAGATCGACTTCTGGACGCTAGAAAACCCTAGGGCGGGCCGGGGGCGTAAATACGATCTGGCTATCGTTGACGAATCAGCGTTCACTAAGCCCGACATGATGCACGTCTGGGACACCGCTATTAAATCGACGTTAGCCGACCGGGGGGGCGACGCCATCGTTATGTCAACGCCTAACGGCATTGACTTAGAGAATTTCTTTTATCAGGTATGCACGCAAAAGAAACACGGGTTCACTGAATACCATGCGCCTACGCGGCGTAACCCGTATATCCCCCGCGCTGAACTAGAAATATTCAAGGCGAAGATGCACCCGCTTGTCTACAAGCAGGAAATCCTCGCGGAATTCGTTGACTGGTCCGGCGTCACGCTATTTGACGTGAATAAGCTGCTGGTCAACGGCAAGGGCGTAGACGTACCGCAACACATTGACTACGTGTTTGCCACTATCGATACCGCTGTTAAAGACGGGCAAGAACACGATAGCACCGCCGTTGTCTACTGGGGCCGCAATAGCCGGGGTATTCCCGCTGTTATCCTTGACTGGGATATTATTCAGATTCAGGGGAGCCTACTTGAATCGTGGTTGCCCGCCGTGTATGTGAACCTAGAGGCGTTTGCACGCGAAACCAAGGCGCTATACGGCAGTGCCGGTTGCTATATCGAGGATAAAGCGTCCGGTACGATATTGTTACAGCAAGCGCTACGGCGCGGCTGGCAAGCCGAGGGCATAGACGCGGCGTTTACGGCCTTGGGCAAAGACGCGCGGTCCCTGAATATGTCGGGCTACGTCTACAGCGAACAAATCAAGATCACTGATTTTGCGTTTAAAAAGACGAAAGAACATAAAGGCGTTGAAATGAACCACTTGCTGTATCAGGTGGGGTCATTCGTCGTCAGCGATAAACTAGCGGCAAAGCGCGCCGACGATTTACTTGACGCGTTCGTGTACGGTATCAGCGTGGCAATGGGCAATAACGAGGGTTTCTAATTGCAATTGATTGCAGTGACTAAAGGAGTAGCGAATGCAACCACAAGATATCACGAGCGAACACGGGGCTTATGTACTGCGGGCGCGCATGGCCGATAAACGCGATCACGACCACGCGTTGCTGTACGGCTTTATGTTGCACGGGGAATTCATACCCGCAAGTCACGGCGTAGGCGAATGGGGCGACTTAGAAGACGGGGGCGTGACGTTTACGGGCGTGGTCGCTAGGACCCCGGCGCAAATGAACGGCGACATGCCCGCACAGTTTTTCGGCTATATCCGTGACGGCGCGTTCGTTGCGCTGACAGGCGGGCAAGGATAAACCGTGGCAATCCGACTCGCCGACAAGCCGGGCGTAAAAGGCATATACAGTGAAAGCACGATCACGCGTGCGCTAGCCGAGTATTTCGACTACCGGGCGCAACGCGTCGTCGTGCCTAACGTCGGCTTGTTCGGCTGGGAAATGGACTTGTGCATAGTCAGCAAAACCGGCGTGATAACCGAGGTAGAAATAAAGTGTAGCCTCGCCGACTGGCAATGCGACCGCGACAAAGATAAATGGCGCATGACCGCGTGGGGTAACGTTGGGCGCTTTTATTACGCGGTCCCGCACTTTCTCGCCAACAAAGTCCCGGATTGGGTAGCCGACTACGTGGGCGTCATTAGCGTGGGCACAGACGACGACGGTAAGCTGACAAAGGTTTTAGGCGTAAGCAAGGAGGCTAGGCTTAGAAGCAAGTATCGCGCGTCACCACGGGATATCGAATTCCTGTTTCGAGGCGCACACCTACGTTACTGGGATAAAAAGACCGGTTGCGTAGCGTAATCGTTGTTCCCCGTTAATCACACAAATTGAATGTCGAGGCTTTGCTATGGAAGACCTGTCACGTATTAGCGCGCACGCGCACACGACGCAACCCCGGGATTGCACAGACGACGCCGGAACGCCTAACGGGCTTGCCGCCGCCGCTATGACTGACCCGCCGTCGTCGGGCGAGGCGCGCTTTTTCGCGGCGCTTAATCACACGCTTGCCCGCTTTGCCGTACCGCCGCTGTTGCAATATATCTAAGGTGTCCCCCCGTTAACCCCCCTAGGCCCGGCTGACCCCCGGGCTTTTTTTGTGTGTGCGCTAGGCAACAAAGTATTTTGCAATTGATTGCAGAAAGTTCTTTGACAAATCGTTTGATTGCCCTATAGTGGAATCACTGAAACGCGAAACAAAACGAAGTCCCACGAAAACCCTAGGAAGGAGTCCTACCATGAACACGAACACAAACGCACAAAACAACGCCGCCGCCCTGACTGTCACGCGTGCTAAGTTGACCGACGACGAAATGCGCGCGCTGATCGCAAAGCACAGCGTCAAAGCAAAGACGCAGGCCATCGTTGACGCGATCCGCGCCGAGGGTCACAAGGCAAGTCTTGAACGTGTCAACCGCTTGCTGGGCCGCTTTTACAAGGGTCAGCGTTTTACGGATTACGTCGAAATCGAATTCGCTAGCGAACAAGACGCAATGAACGACGTGAACTACGTAGGTCATCCGATTCACTACTAAGCAAGCCCCGCCCCCGTAGTAAGCCCGCCGCGTGCGGGCTTGGCCCGTTAGGAAAACCCTTAAAACCTGTCAGGAGAATAAAAATGAACGCAATAGCACGCGTGTTAGCCGCTTACCGCAAAATGATCGCGACGCCGTATGACGTGCCTGCCGATCATGCGTACAGCCGTCAAAGCGTAGCCGAACAAAAGCTTGTGCAAGACGCCGCCGCGTTTATCGCCGAACACACGGGCAAGCCCGTTACCGTAGCCGATAACAGCGTACAAGGCGCTAGCAAGGCTTAAACGCCGCTATAGCACTGCCCCGCCCCGGTACGCCGGGGTATAATGACGTGTAGCACGACGGCACGGAGGCCGATATGTACGTCGCAAAAAGTCTTGAGGACATTGCCAAGCTGTTCGATCAGAACGCCGTT